GTGACAATATCTGGATCAAGTTCTCTCCACAAATCAATAAACTTACGAAGCATGTCTACTTCAGTCACACATTTAATATATTTGTCATCCCCACTTGGTTTATATTCAGCATTTGTATAACCAAGAATATAACTTTGTCCATTACATCTTAAAGCAATGGATAATATTTCCATATCAGCTTCTCTTATGTTAGGAAATCCTTCGTCAGATCTAGTCTCAATATCAAAGTTAAGAATGTTGAGTTGTTTTATATCAAATTCTCTAGTAGGATATTCTTCATTGATATATGCATACGCAAACTGTTGCATACCATATACTGGTTCTTTGGATGTTTTGTTTCTTGCTTGGATGAAGTCTCTTGCTTCTTTGATACTATTAAAGCCTCTAGGCTCAACACGTTCGCCTTTAATAGTTTTGAATGGGGATTGTTTTACAGTAGGTACATATAACGTTGGCATATAAGGAACTTCGCGTTGCTTATGCTCACCGTCCTCAATATATCTTTCAAGGATTACATTATTATATTGTTGTATATTGGTATAAAACTTCATTAATCACTATCTTTAAGCAACTCATTCTCATAATCTGCGATCTCTTTATGCGCCTTATCAACTTCTAATTTATCACGAGCATGTACTCGCTTACGAAGTTCAGATGTAGAAAAAGAATGCTGTCTACTATTATAGACTATCTGTATACCCTTCTGTTCACATAGTTCTTTACCAGTGAATGATTGGTTTAAATAATCCTCTCCTATTATACGCACTTTGATAGGTAAAGTCAAGAGGATATCCAGAATTTCTTTCTCATTATTATAGATTATGATGTCGTCAACGTAACGCACTGCGCTAAGTTGTAATTGTCGCTCAAAGAGTGATTGAACTGGACCGTTTTTAAAGTTGCGGTCCTGTGATGGATCGTTTTGTAATCCAACAACTAAGTAATCACAATTTCGTTTAGCTTCTGCAAGCATGGCAATGTGTCCTCCATGTAAGAGGTCCATAGCACCAAAGGTTATTCCTACCTTTCCCACATCAGCTAAATCTGCATTTAGCCATTTTAACATAATATTAGTCTTCTTTTAATAGTTCTGTCTGTCCATCACTTTTAAGATGATAACACATCTGCAGCTTCTCATCTGCTGCAGTGAGTTTATCCATCTCAAGGTCCATTGCTGCTATAATGTCAGGATGATCACCTATACCAGCTGGGTTATTTTGATAAACTTTCAGGTTAGCTTTCGCGGAAGCCACATCACCTTCGTACTTGGTGATTAAGGCATCCAGTAAAAAATCATTGTTAGACATCTTCTAACCTCTTCATTAATCGCTCTGCTCTGTTTGTCACTTGTCTGTGCCATTTGCTGTCGCGACCTTCAACCGCTGCTACTCTCCAGTTTCCATCTCTAATAGCTGCTTTGAAGTTATTAAACTTATTGAGTCTAGTGTATCCAAGATTGAACATCATGTTAGCAATAACTCTCTGTACATCCTCTGGAAATTCATTAAACTCCATAAACATTTTTGTGCAATCAGAAACAACGCTGTTCATGTCTTGCAAAAATGCTTCTTCGATCCTCTTTTCTGAGACCGGCGTATCAACTGCAAGCCCAAATTCTGGGTCTGTGTCTCGGACAAGATGCCCGATACCGAATGTAGAATAACCAAGATGATCAAGGTAAATCTTGCTGACAACACCTTCATCATTCTCTAATTCCTCGCGTAGTAATTTCATGTCCATCTGTTTTCTCCTGTGAAAATAATAGAGCCACACCTCTATAGAAACATGGCCCTATTATATAGGCTCCACGAGATTAAGTCAACAGTTATTTGACTTTTATTTCTATTGGCTTCTCTTCCTCAGGGATTACTCTATCTAGGCTAATCGATAGAATACCGTTAGTGTATTCAGCTCCTTTCACTTCAACATATTCTGCTAGAGCGAATACTCTTTCAAATGATCTGCCAGCAATACCTTGATGTAAAAGCTCTCTATCATCCTTGGTATCTTTTTCCGCTTTCACTCTGAGTGATTTATCTTTAAGATCGATTTTAAAATCTTTCTTATCGAATCCCGCAGCTGCGATCTCAATAACAAACTTATCCTCAGACAACTTAATGATGTTGTATGGGGGATAATTTCCGTTAGGTTGGTTGTGGATTTGGTCGAGTCGTTTGAACATTTCATCAAACCCGACTCCGAATGGTCTTAAACGACCGAATGGTTCTTCGTATAGTGTCATAGTTTCCTCCTTATCTAAAGCGAAGATTATTATGATGAACCTCTAATGAGCATTCATCTCTTATAGTTATTTATAATAACTTTGTATATTATATGATGATTTATTATTAAAAGTCAACAAAAAAGTTGAATTATTTTTTCTTGCCGATATTATACTTGGCAACTAATTCCCACTCAGACTTCTGATTAAAAGGTATAACTTTAATTGATGACATGCTATCTGCAGGTTGCAGCTGTGATGGATCAACAACGCCAACTAGATCCCATTCTGCTAGTAGCTTTGCAATAGTATTTCTTCTTGATATATCGTCTTCATTTAAGTCAGTTGGTTTGCCATCAAGAGCGAATAGCTCTTTAAAGTGTACAATGTAGTACTTACCTTGCTTATGAAGTATGTGACATGATTGAAATAGTGTATCTGTTTTCTTGGATGCTACACCAATTCTTGTGAGTGTTTCTTTGACTTTAAGGAAGTCATCTGGTTCTTTTAGTGTGACTTCAATTAATGATTGTATGTTAATCATTTTTAATTCCGCTTTCCATTTTGTGTTTAATAATATCCTTTTGCGCGGGTGTCAGAACCTTGAGAGCAGCTTTCGCTTTTTGTGGAGAGAATTTATAGAATTCTTGTACCATCATAACCTCATCATTATTATCTGCTTTCGCCCACTTCGCAAATCTTTTCTTCTTTCGAATACTATTTAGATAAAATTCATATTGTAAACGCTTATCTAGGAAGTGATAACGATTCATCTCGTTCGCATATAACAAGGTGTCAGTGAAATATGATAAGGATTTATTAGTAAGGAATGGAACATAGTCTTTCTCTGCCAACTCATCATTAGCAGTGTCCTTCATAAGATTCTTCTTAGTGAAGTTAATACTGTTTACATAATCAAACGGTTTCATTTATGTTTATATTTTAATACGTGATCATATAAGTTTTCGTGACTGAATAGGCTACTATAATGTGTAGTGTCTTTTGGTAAACATTTACCACCAAAGCCCATTCTCTTATCTGGACCTGGTACCTCAAAGTGTGTTGCACCTAGAGTGTCATCTTCTATTAAGAATGCTTTAATGATATCATAATCTGAGTTATACTCTTCACACAAACCATATAACATATTAGATTGAGCTACCTTAGCTGCTAACATAGCATTCCTTGACATCTTCATAAGAGCTGCTTCGTGTTGACTGCACTCGAATATAACTTTCTTATCTTGATTCTGTAGCTTTCTTTCCTCTTTATCTAATACAGTATTAATGAATAACTGTACGTGACGGTCACTGCCACCGAGCACCATTGGAATTGAATTGTCATTAACATCTTCTTCCCAATGATTCTCTCTTAGAAATTCAGGCCACAATATAAAGTCTTCACCGTACCCCTGAGATATTAATGATACCTGATCAACACCAACTGTACTTCTAATGACTGGTATTCCTGATGATCTCTTTAATGCTTCACCAACTATATTGATACTTAATTTATCGAAGGCACGTGCGCCTCGAAGGTTCTCATTTAAGTCTGTCGGTACACATATAAAAGTAAATTTAACGTCGCTCCAGTCATCTATTATTAATCCCTGTCCAGGATCTTCGATTGCTACTTCTGTAATGTTTGGACAATAGTTCTTGAGAAAATACCCAGTGGCGTTCCCCACGAATCCGTTTCCTAGTATCGCTACTTTCATTTGCTTATCCTCTAGTCAGTTTGATTTGCTTCTAGCCATTCTTCTTCACCAGAGTATGATGGTGCACCGACTAATGCTTTCTGTGCGGCCCATAATACTTGATAAATCTTTTGTTTACAACCAAAGCCATTAAACC